GTTGTTGGTTATAAGGGTTCTTCACCTTATGACGCAGGTCTGTTCTATTGCCCATATGTTCCCCTCCAGATGGTTCGTGCCGTTGGAGAGAACTCCTTCCAGCCCAAGATTGGCTTCAAGACCCGCTATGGTCTGGTTGCTAACCCATTCGCAGAAGGAACCGACCAAGGTCTGGGTCGCCTCAAGGTCAATGCAAACCGCTACTATCGTCGCGTTGCAGTCAAGAACCTCATGTGATTCATACTCACAAGAGTTTTCTGGGGGTGCCGAAAGGCACCCTTTTTTTATCTAAATAATTAGAAAAATGGCAACATCAAACATATTTCAAAACCAAATACAGAATAGAAACTTTCTATCTCCAACTGGTTTTAAATTTACTTTGAATAGAGCACCAAAAGTTGCTTTCTTTGGAAATTCTATCAATATCCCAAGTCTTACTTTAGGTGTTGCGGTTCAACCAACATATCTAAAAGATATTGATGTTCCTGGAGATAAGATTGTATTTGAAGATTTAACTCTTAGATTTATTGTTGATGAAGATTTGTCCAATTATGTTGAGATACAAAACTGGATTCGTGGTCTTGGATATCCAGAATCATTACAGGAAATTTATGATTTACAAACGGAGAGGAAAAAGGTTGACACAAAAGATTCCCGTTTGATGGACATATATTCTGACGGAACTTTAACTGTTTTGAACAGCAGTCAGTCAGCAAACTTTAAAGTCGTTTTTAAAGATTTATTCCCATACAGTTTGACATCGTTGAATTTTGATGCTACAGATACTGATATTCAATACTTTACAGCAGAAGCAGTTTTCAAGTATACTATTTACAATATAACCGATTTGAATGGCAAACCTTTATGATCGATCTTGATAAGATTCAAGAAATGTGGGAAAAAGATTCAAAAATAGATCCAGACAATTTGCATACAGAATCTTTAAATATTCCAGCACTTCATGCAAAATATTTTGAACTTTATAATACCATATTCCTTTTAAGAAAGAAAGCAGAACAACAGAAAAGAAATATCCGACACGAGCGGTATGAATACTTCTCAGGCAAAGCAGATCCTGAGGTATACATTGAAAATCCATTCCCCAAAAAGATTCGCGACAAAGATACAATGCAAAAGTATCTTGATGCTGATGAGAAACTATCTACCGTCTGTTTAAAGATTGATTACTACGATACGATGCTTGTTTATATTGAAAGCATTCTTAAAATGGTTCAAAACAGAACTTATCAGATTAAAAATGCAATTGAATATCAAAGATTTATGTCTGGTATGGGGTAGATAAATACCCCTAGATGAATGGATTCATGTGATTAATACTACAGCAAATCTTATTATATCCAAATCTAACGAAGTATTTTTAAAAATACAAACAGAACCCCATATTGAGTATGAACTAAGGGATCACTTCAAATTCGAAGTTCCAAATATGAAGTTCATGCCTCAGTATAGAAGGAGAAACTGGAACGGGGAAATTCATTTATATGATATGAGATCCAAGCAGATTTATGTGGGTCTCTTAGATAAGATTGTCAATTTCTGTGAGCAATACGGATACACATATAAGTTCGAAGATAATAAGTTCTACGGCACTCCATATGAGGAGAATGAACAAATATCTTTCGAAGGTGTCAAGGATTATATGCATTCCATTTGTGCTCATACTCCCAGGAAATACCAGATTGAGGGAGTATATGGTGCCCTAAAGCATAATAGAAAACTATTGATAAGCCCCACAGCGAGCGGCAAATCACTAATGATTTATTCCCTCGTAAGATACTATGTGGATAAAGGCGAAAAAATTCTTCTAGTTGTTCCGACGACATCTCTTGTAGAGCAGATGTACAAGGACTTTTTGGATTATGGTTGGGATGCTGACTCATATTGCCACCGTATCTATTCTGGTAGGGAGAAGAGTAATGATGCACCAGTAACCATCACTACTTGGCAGTCAGTATATAAATTAGAGCGTTCTTTCTTTGAGGATTATGGTTGTATTATAGGTGATGAAGCACACCTTTTTAAGTCCAAGTCATTGATACAAATCATGACTAAGCTTCATCATGCTAAGTACAGATTTGGTTTCACTGGAACATTAGACGGTACACAAACTCATAAGTGGGTACTTGAAGGATTGTTTGGCCCATCATATAAAGTAACAAAAACTGATGAATTGATGAGACAGGGACACCTTTCTCAACTTGACATTCAGTGTCTTGTTCTTAAACATCCTCCTCAAAAGTTTGAAACTTATGAAGATGAGATACAATATTTAATCAGTCACGAACAACGTAATAGATTCATTCGTAATTTAACTTTAGATTTAAAAGGCAATACTCTTGTTCTGTTTGCAAGAGTAGAAGCTCATGGTGCAGTACTTTACGAACAAATAAATAGTAACACCAGTGAGGAACGTAAAGTATTCTTTGTACATGGTGGAGTGGATGCTGAAGAAAGAGAATTAGTCAGAGAGATTACAGAGAGAGAAAACAACGCAATTATTGTTGCCTCTTATGGAACTTTTTCTACAGGTATCAATATTAAAAATCTCCATAATGTCATCTTTGCCTCTCCAAGTAAGTCCAGAATCAGAAATCTTCAAAGTATTGGACGAGTTCTTAGAAAAGGAAAAGACAAAGTAAAAGCCACTCTTTACGATATCTCTGACGATTGTACTTATAACACTAGAAAAAATTATACTCTTAATCACTTTATTGAAAGAATTAAAACATACAATGAAGAGAATTTTAACTATGAGATAATCACTATTCAATTAAAGAAATGATAGAAGACGATTTTTATGCAACAATAAAGTTAAAAACTGGAGAAGAGATATTTACTAAAGTAGCAGCTTCTGAAGAAGAAGATAGAACTATGTTAATAGTTTCTAATCCAATTATTGTTAATGAAATAAAAGGAAGAAAAGGTGTTGTTGGTTATTCATTAGAACCTTGGCTTAAAACAACAACTGATGATATGTTTATCTTAAATCTAGAAGATGTTCTTACTATCTCTGAATCTTCTGATATTGAAATGATAATGATGTATCAAACTTTCGTAAGAGAACCTTTAGACAAAGGAACTAATAAAAAGAATATTACTAAAACAATGGGTTATGTCTCTAATGTCAATGATGCTAAAGAGATTCTAGAGAAGCTCTATAAGAGTAGCTAAGCCATCTCTATCAACCCTAACAAAGGTATTCTACTGAGTATTTGAGGACTTGTCAAGCATTTTTAAAAATGGTATAATTCATACATATTATGAGATAAACTAATGATATCAACAGCAGTTATGGCCAAAAGAAAGAGGTCAGAGCACTACGTAAACAATAAAGAGTTTCTCTCTGCACTGATTAAATATCGTGAAGATGTTGAGATTGCCTTTATCAAGAAGTATGGTAGAGAACCAACCAAAGAAGATCGCTCTCAGAAATGGGACACTAAGCCTCCCATTCCACGATACATTGGTGAGTGTTTCCTGAAGATCGCTAATCACCTTTCCTTCAAACCAAACTTCGTGAACTATATGTTCAAGGAGGATATGATTTCTGATGGGATTGAGAACTGTGTTCAATACATTCACAACTTCAATCCAGAGAAGTCACAAAACCCCTTTGCATATTTTACACAAATCATTCACTACGCTTTCCTTCGCCGTATCCAAAGAGAAAAGCGTCAGTTAGAAATCAAGAACAAAATCCTTGAAAAGTCAGGATTCAGTGAAGTGTTTGATGACAGCAATACACTTGACGGCTCTAACTATTCCGACTACAATAGTATTAAGGACAATGTTCATTCAAAACTGCGCGGTTAATGAAAGTTGCAATTATTACCGATCAGCATTTCGGTGCAAGAAAGAATTCCAAACTTTTTCATGATTACTTTCTGAAGTTTTATGAGAATGTATTCTTTCCTACATTAAAGGAAGAAGGTATCACAACTGTAATTGATATGGGTGATACCTTTGACAGTCGCAAAGGTATTGATTTCTCAGCACTTTCTTGGGCAAAGAATAATTATTACGATAGACTCCAAGCAATGGGAGTAACTGTTCATACCATTGTTGGAAATCATACTGCATATTATAAAAATACAAATGAAGTAAATGCTGTAGATTTACTTCTACGTGAATATGACAATGTAACCGTATATTCCGAACCAACTGAAGTCACATTAGATAAACTTAAAGTTCTTTTTATACCCTGGATTAATCAAGAAAATTATGAAACTACTCTCACATCTATTAAAACTACATCTAGCATATGTGCGATGGGGCACCTTGAGCTACAAGGATTTAGAGTTAATAAAAGTATCGTCATGGAACACGGTATGGAGAGCAAACTATTTGAGAAGTTCAGTCATGTCTTCTCGGGACACTATCACACTCGATCGGACAA